GGTAGGGTAGTACTATAGGTGGGGTTCCCATACTGAAATGTTTCACGTGAAACAATATGAAACAACTATACAAAACTATAGTAACTACCTGTATAGAATAGTGTATACTAATTATGTGTATACTAATTATGTGTATAAAATATGCCGTTAGATAATAATGATAATATTTCTTTATGTTCTTCAGCAGTCATAATTTTTTCAATATCATTTAGATATAATTCATCTGCTTTAATAAAACCGTTAAAGTTTTTTATATAATCCTTTTTATCTGTTATAAAATGAGCGTTTGCGGTTTTTTCATAATATTCTATTGAAATTATGATATTACTACTATCAAATAAAAATGTATTTGCTATTTTAGAACTTTCAACATTTGCGGTTATTAACGGTATTTCATAACCAATAGGACAATTTAAAACGTCCACTGTATTATTATCTATTTTTATTTCAATTAAACAGTTATTGTTAGGTATGTCGCAAACATATCTAAATTTTATATTGTGATTGATATATTTACTATCTAATTTATAATAGTTATAAAGCGGTATAAAAATGGTAATTAACGAATCTAAATCTAAACTATTTTTATAAAAACCCTCAATATTTATAGAATCAGTTTCATAAATAATAATTAAATCACTGCGTTCGTTCATTTTTACATTAAGGACGTAGCCGTTTAATATTATATTTTGATTTTCAAGGTCAAAATCAAGTTTTATAAATGATTTAAAAAATCTGATAATATATTCAGTTAAATTAAATTGTTCAGTATTTACATCTTTTTCAGTTTCGCTAATTTGATATGTCACTGAACGTGATTGAAAACGATTAGTACCATTTAATAATTCTTTTATACTTGTTTCAGTCGCTTCATAAACTCCAATTGTGTTAAAAGTATTTTGAAGTATTGACGCTTTTTGTTCAATTAATCCGCAACTAATTTCAATAGATGATATATCAGAAATATTAATATTAGTGTCATTTATTGATTTTGTTGTTAAAAATGCACCTTCTTCGGTAAATCTTAAAAATACCTGTAATAAAAACTTATATTGATATTCACCTGTTTCTAATTTAGTAACATTTGCCGTTATTAAAGAATCTTTTACATTAAAATTAATGTATGGAATTGCGTCATATTGTACAGAAGAATTAAATCTAATAGACAGTAATAAATCTGTATATTCATCATAACCGTGGGAATCCCAAAGATTTTGAATATCAATAGTTGATAAATCATTGCCCAAGTCTAACGGTGGATTTTCTGATGTAAGTGAAAAATTAACATTTACTAAATTATCTCTATTATTAACGTATGATATATTTATCGACATTTTAATATATCCTATTTTTGAGTTATTAATACTAACTTGTTATCAGTGTTTATAAAATCAGTTGAAATAACAATTTCTTTATGGCTATACGTGTTATTTTTTTCAGTCGTTACATAATTTTCATTATAGTTATTATCACATTCTTTTATTCTTGCCTTAGTTTCAAGTAAAATATTTTTATAAGACATTAAAACGTCAACTTTTAATGATATTAAAATAATACTGTTATTTACTATTGATATATTATTTATAAAATAATATTTGTTCAATTTAGGAATAAAACAATAATTATAATTAAAATTATCAATCTTTTTATTCAATATTAAATCAAAATTAATTGTATTTGCCTTTTCTTTTAAAACGCAATCAAATGTGTTTCCTGTTGGTAATTCTTTATTTAATTCGTTTAATCTACCTTTAAAAAAATAAAATTCTACTATCATATATATCCTTTAAAAAAATCTAACAATATTTTCACGCATTGAATCATCTTCAAGCATTGAATCATCTTCAAGCATTGAATCATTTTTAAGTTTATTATTAATAAAATCACTGTCTAAAGATATTGTATTTTCATTTATTTTATTTTTATCTGTTCTATAATAAAGTGAATGAATAACACCTAGATATAAAGTCGCTATATAGTTTTTTTTCACACAGTATATTTTATTATTTTTATAATTTTTTTTATATCGTCTAAGAACGTAAACTACAGCGTCAATAGCCTTATCTTCTAAATCTTCTTTACTTAAAAAAAAATGCTTATTATTTTTTTCTTTGTTTATAATTTTTTTACATATTTGAAGTGATAATAGCCATAATTCATTCCAAGCGTATTGGTTATTATTCTTTAAATATGAATCTTGCAATTTTAATAATTTTTCATTGTCATTGTTTTGTGTTTTCATTATAAAGTAGTTCCTATAAAAATATCTATAATTTATCAATATTTAATAAATTATAGATATTATATAGTATTATATATTTTTATGCAATCATAAATACGACAAAGTTTTCATTTGTATCGTTAAAGTAACCACAATCAAACTTGTAATAGTTGTTGTAAAACTCCGCTTTTGCGTTGTAGTTGGTTGTTACTCTTCTGTCAAGATTAGCAACGCCTAATGCATCCCTGTCAAACATTACCCCGATAATTCCACCCTGTTCTACGTCTATAGTACCGTCATCCGTAGGATATTGTAATTTTGGACGTATCTTTAAAAGCGTAAGATATACCCGAACCTTGCCAATAAGGAACTATTTCCGCATTTGGAAGTTTTACAAGTTCATTATGGAATGTGTCGCTCTCAAGATATGCACTTGCAGACTGTTTAAAATCAGACAAAAGAATAACGTGTAAATCTTCATTAGCGGTAAAACGTTCCTTACCACCAATATTGAATAAAGTTGACATTTTTGAGAGGCGGTCAACGTACAAGCCCATTATATAACTTGCATAGCGGATAAATGTAGGGTCTGTAATTGCCTTTTCAGCGGTGAGTTCTGTACCGAATTTAGTATTAAACTCTGTAAGCAATTTAACCGCTCGTACTCCGTTAGCGTTGTAAATTGTCTGTGCAACCATATTATTAATAGTCCGCATAACAAGCGAATCCATTTTTACAGTAATTGACTTTTCAATGCTATTCTGAATCATTGAAATAAAGCCGTTCATCTGTTCAGCAGAACTAAACGATGATTTAACCTGTCTTTCAGTGAATGACATAGGGATTTCAAAAGTTACACGCTTATTGAAAAACTTTGTTTCAGTCTTAGGCTTGTAGAAAACATTCACGTCATAAGAAGAACCGTCTGTGAGTTCCCATGTTTCATTTTCTGTTGCTTTAGGTAAATCAGTGCTGATTTTTTCAAGCACTGACCCAAACTCCCACCCGTCCATTAATACACTAGGGGCGTTACCCTTATAAGAACGGTTAACAAAAATAATCTTGCCAATATGGTTAACCAAAGATTTAACATAATTGTCAACCGATGTTGAATCAAAAATTGATGTACCGACATCAGTTATATTTGATAAATCTTCTTTTATAAGGGCTGTTTTACCTGTAAGTTCGCTTGTAATATTGTTTACAAGTTCATAAATCTGTTTTACATCCATAATATTTAACACTCCATTAACTTATAGTATAGCATAAAAATATTATAATATCTTTTGCAACAATGTCAATAAAATTATTTTCAATTTTAAAATCATTGTACTTTTTAATCAAGTCAAACAATGATACACCATAATTATACCCTGTTTTATTTCTTATTGTCTTTTCGGTCAATTCGTTTGTTCCGTTACTATCATTTGTATTATCATTTAGAGTATTGTCGCTAGCGGTTTCGCTATCGTACCCAAAAACTTTGTTATTTTCGGTGCTAGTTGAAACAGATGATGAATGTACATTTTGAGTATGCTCAATCGTTTCATTTTCACTATCAGCATTTTCATAACTAACCGATAGACTTTTTAATACAGACTTCCAATTTTCATAATATTTTAACCATAACAATTTGGCGATATTTTCAATTCCTTTTTTGGTAAAATATTCTATTGTTTTATCCGTACAATGATATTCGCCCATAGTAAACTTAATATATCCGTCTAATATTTTATACTCGTAACTCTCTCCAAATATTTCATTAAACTTTGCTATATCAGCATTTTTTAACGCTAATATAACGTCAGTATTTTCAAATAAATTATTGTATGTCATTTTTTACCGCCTTTATTTTCTGAATCTTCATCAATCTTTTTTGAACCGTCATCAATTTTTTCTGAATCTTCGTCAATCTTTTCTAAACCGTCATCAATTTTTTCTGAATCTCTATTTTCTGAACCGTCATCAATTTTTTCTGAATCTCCATTTTCTGAATCTCCATTCACAATTTTATTATTTTCTTCAATAACATTTTCTTGATGAGTTTTAACCTGTTCATCCCAAATACACGCCAAGTCAACTTTTATATCTGTACCAAACATAGCATTTATCTTTTCAACGGCGTTTTTACGTTCTTCGAGCATATTTTCAACGAATGGCAATAAAGCACTTTCATTTACATTTATTTCACTTGTAATCAGTCTTTCTTTTTTCATAATAAAATTAGCATTTAATCCTATGTCGTTAAATGAACTTGCTTTTATGTATTGGGATAACTGAATCATCTGTTCAACAATCCTCTCACTTCCATTGTAAGATTGAAGTTTTACACCGTCAAAAAATTGCGAATCGGCTATAACCGACATATCACCATTTTTTAACTTCTGTATAAACATTTCAGCACTTACCCTACTTTTATCATCGCTAGCGGTCATCATATACTGAACCCTTAAAAGAGTTGACAACATATTCAATGTAATTTCACAATCGCAATTCATAAAGGCGGATTTTGTAAAAATCGGCAATAAGCCTATCATCATAGAATCATTTCTGAACAATATACCGTCAATGTCAATTTTATAATTTTCAGATATTTTAAGGTATGGGTTTGCTACCGTGTAAATTGTAGGTTCATAATATTCATTAGGCTCACCACCTAAACCACCTGTAAAAGCATATAGTTTTTCGTTAACCTTAGTAATAAACACATTGCCATTTTTTTGTAGCATATATTCAAGTATTCTTTGCGGAATCGAATCGGGTAGATTTTCGTACTTAAACATTTTCTGTGTCCTGTCGAACATAAAAGCGACATAATTATTAATGAAAATATCTTTGTCATAAATGTATTTTCTTGCATTTTCATAATTAAATTGTTTTTTCATATTTTATACTCCATTTATAAATTGTATTACATTATATTATTTTTTACACATTCACCAAGATAATTTTTAATAATTTCGCCAATATCATTAGACTGATAAAAAACTTTTCTTATCTGAAACAATCTACAAATATTATTATCTATTTTATCTGTTTTATAAAGAAAAGATTTTCTAACGTTCGGTTTTGTCGTGTAGTTAAGAGTGTATAAAAGTTCATTATCTTTTACTTCACTAGTTCTGTAATGGAAAAATAAAAAATAACCGTCATTATTTTCTATAATATCGCCCTGTACAATTTTATTTGCAAAAGATACGTTAAATGAAAAAATAATATCTTTATTGTTTATCTTTTGCCCTTGCGATAAATGCGGATAAATAGCAAGTTCCCAAGTACCGCTAGTAATCATATTCAATCTTGGATTGTTAAATGCAAAATATTTGTTACTATCTTTTTTCTTGTTTATTGTTCCACAATATTCAACGGCTACAGATAAATTATTTTCACCATATCTATATATATCAATTGTACCTTGTTTTTGTGTAGGGATATTTGTTAACCCCATTTCGTCAAAATAAGGACAGAACTTATTAACAGTATTTCCTAACATAAATATTTTAACATCTTTTTTATCACGGATAATAGTGCTTAAAACATTCATAAAGATAATAAACTCATTCGGCAAATAATATTGACGTGTTATAAACTCGTCAAAAATAATATTTTTTATTGTAGGGTATGACGTGCTTTTGTCGTGTTCTACATCGGACAAAGAAAAAGCATAGCAAAACGGCTTTTTGCTTGCTTGCATTTTATGTGTTTCATTGTCATATAGTGCTAAAAAAAACTTTCCCCTGTAGTAAACAACATTGTCATATTCGCCATTAGTCATTTGTGATATAACATTATTTTCATTTATACTATTGAATATAGTTTCGGCTCGTTTTCCTTGTATATCTTCTTTCCACCGTCTTATATATGCACTTGCGTTACCATTTTCTAAATAATCTTCTATAGCGTGATGTAAACACGCGTATGTTTTACCGTTTGACCGTTCGCCGATAATTAGATTATAGTCGCAATTTTCTTTTAAAATATTTGTAAGACTGTAATATTTATTTTTCATAAGCGATTAAAGCGTCATTAAAATTATCGAAGTATTGAATAATATTTTTACTGATAGGTTTAAGGTTATAATTAACTTTGATTTTATTACCTATTGCAATATAATATCTTAATTTATTAGTATCTGTATTAATAACTTCAATAAGATATTTATACATTTTAGTTGAACTTACTACATACATTTTAATCATTTTCTTATTCCTATATTAAAAATATTCAATTGTTCCTTTTTTTCTACAGAATCCAATACTTTAGTTTTATCGTGTAAAGCGTCTTGTATACATTTTTCAACATATCTTGAAAACATTAGCGGATATTTTTCCTTGAACCTTTCATTTAATGTTTTGTCAATAAAAACACATACTCTAGTTTTATTCTTATTCTTATTCTTATTCATATATAATTATATGCTCCTTTTATTTAACTTTAATATAAAATCTAAATATTCGCAAGCAATATTTAAATTATATTCTGTATCTTCCATAAAGATAGAAGATTTTTCATCATATTCTTTGATATTTCCTTGATAATCCTTGACTATTCCCTTTTGTTCTGAATCAATATAAGTCAATATTTTTTTGCCGTTAGCACCTTTTGGAAATACTAATAAATCATCAAAAGCGTTAAATATTTTTTCAATATCATTATTATATTTGTTCATTAGATACGGAACTGCAATCTTTTTATTAACTCCGCTAACTGTAAGACTTAATTTATTATCATCTGTATATACCATATAACGCTTAGCACCTAATGACTTAAACATTTTATATTTACCGTCATAATCCCAAACGCCTAGCATTTTTTCAATACCGTCTTTAGTTTTTGGCTTACATAAACTAAAATCAATGTTGTAATGTTTACACATAGCATTTAATTTATTTTCAATCATTACATTATAATTATCAATATATTTTTTATGTTTATTAGCATTGAATATTTTGATACTATCAGTATCTGCATAAATGTAATCATTCTTACATTCGTAAACACCTGTAAATAAATTACGTCTAGCGTAAGCCGTTACCCAAACGCCCCAAGGATAGAATAAAAATCTATTTTTATCTTTATTATAATCTTCTATAACATTATCTATATTAGTTTCTTTAGTAGTCCATTCATCATTTTTATAAATATATTCATCGTTAAGTAAATCAGTAACCGTCATACCATAGCAACTATTTAACATCTCTTTACTATGTAAATATTCAATTTCTTTCCCCTGTACTCCCTTTAATTGCGTTTTGTCATTGTATAATTTAAGTATCGCCATAATAAACGATTTAGGTAAATAATCCTTTTCATATATGTATAAATTGCGAATCTCAATATCATCAAAATTATAAAACTTACATATAACTTCAAAATCTAATTCAGTTATAGTTATGAATAACTCTTCTGCACTAAAAACACGACCATTATTAAGAACATAATTTTTAATTCTAAAACATTTTGAAAAACTAATTGTATTTTCAAATGTATATTTGCTTATTACATTAGTTAATTTTAAGTCAAATAAACAACAATAATTTTTTGCATAATATTTTAATGCGTCAACACTAACAACACCTATATATTTACCTTTAGACATAGGGAATCTTTCGCTAACCATTACTGTCGGATATGATGATGTGAAATCATAACTTGTAACATCTTTACATTCCTGTAACGCATACATCGGATTAGCGTGAGTAAATCCACCTTGAAACGCTTTTCTTAACTGTAAATACTCCATTGTATGCAATTCTAGTTTACGAATCATATATTTATAATCGTCATCTTTTAAAGTTAATTCACGTACATATCTTCTAACTTTTCCTGTTTGAGTTAATGGGATTTTTGTAATGTCACCATAATCTTCTATACATTCTTGTATATATGACGTAACAATCAAAACATCATTCACGCAATAATCTAATTCATCATCACTAATAAAAGTGTCTGAATGACGTATTAAAGAATAATCTAAATCACCTACTTTTTTATCAATTGTATGTCGTGTAAGATTTTTAGCTAATACAGCCAATGAATAACCGCTAAGCCTGTACGAACATTTGAACTCTATACCTGTTTTTGTGCAAGCATATAGCGGTTTTCGCTCATCAGTTGCAAAAATATCTTCCCATTCAAAAAGTTTTCTTAAAAATTGGAACTCGTAAGATAAATTATGAACGTAGCATACTAAACGATTATTAACACCAAGGTCATAGAACTTTACCAATAAATCTAATAATATTAAAAAATCTCCCCAAGTTCTTCCAATAATTACATTATCAAAAATAGCAAATTGCCATATATACATTATTGCTTGCTTTTCGCCTTTTTCATTATAAAATGACGATGTCTCAATATCGAATGAACACGCTAAATTACAATACCATATTTTTTTATTTTGATAATGATAGCATTTTGGAATACTACCCATAAATCTTTTTAAACTGTCTGAAAAATTAAATTGATTATAAAAAGTCATTTTATAAATCCCATATGTCAATATTTTTTACTGTACTATCATTTATCGCATTATTTATTTGTTCATTCATTTCTTTAAAATATTCATCTTTAGTTTTAGATGTGTCTTTGTATTCTGTTGAAAACTCACTAACCATATTTGCAACCCTTTCAGAATCCCAATTATTTACAACTATATTACCATTTGTTATTTTTGGGTCGGTAATTAAGTCTATCATTTCGTTAGCAACTTCAAAAGAAATATCATTTTTATATGCAATATCTTTTACAAACTTTTTTGCACCTTTAACCGTAGAAGTTTTATTATTTAAAAAACTTAATGCCCTAGAATAAATATCAATTGCTTTTACTCTTTGACTTTTATCATTTAAATCTAATCCACCAATAGAAAACTTTGAAAACCTGTTTTTACTTTTTTCTGACAACTCATTAACTAATGCTTTATATGCAGGGCTTGCTATTTTACTATTTTCTATATTTTCGGCTCGTCTGTTAGCAACCTGTAAAGTCTTGTTAATTTCTTTTTTAATTTCTTTGGTTACTTCTTTAGAAACATATTTATTCATATCATCAACCGCATTTAACCACCCTTTAACATCAACCGAAAAACTAAAACCTTTTTTCATAAATTCCCCATATAAAAAACCGCCTATTAAATAGGCGGTCATATTTTACAATTTTAGAACACTTCAATTTCTTTGAAAATTGTACCTACACAATCACGTTTCCATTTATCAGAATGATATTTTTCAAATGCAACCGTAATTTTCTTTTCTTTAATGGCTTTAATGATTTCATTGTCCGCCATAATCTCATTGTATTTAGTTACGTCATTTATTGAAAATCTGAATCCCTTACTAGAATCGTTAATTTCTGAACAAATGTAAACCGTCTGAATACCAAGTTTTCCCTTACACTGATATACACCAAGCAAAAGAAAATCTTTATCATAGTTTGTAAATGCTTTTCTGTCAATAAACTTGAACTTTTCACCGTCCACCTTTTCAAAAGGTGAATCAATACCGCCGTTTAACTTTGCAATGTTAATCATATATACATCCTTGCCGATAATTTAAAGTGTTCGGCTCACTTGAATCCATTATATAACGATAATAATAAGATGTCTAGTTTTTTAATTATTTCTTTTGCTTTTGTAAGTAGTTCATTTTATTCTTTTAAGTTCTTGCAAATAATTTCAAAACCCTGTTGCATTACTGAATTTTTATTCTAGGCGTTTTATTTTTAATATTGTTTTTATTTAATATTTTTTATCTATTCTTATAGCCTTACATTCTATAAATGATAAACATTTATATTGTTCGTCAAATCCGTAAACTCTCATCATAGAAAATAATTTACCTTGTGTTGTATGTGTTTCTATAATAACTACACTATTATCATTAGGATAAAAAATAAATTGAATAGTACAACCCATCTCAACCAATTCCATAACTTTTAAATATAACGCTTTTTCCATATAAACCACCTTGTTAGTATTTAAGTATACTAACTTACTTACATTTATGAATATATAACATTATATAAAAAACGTCAAGCATTTTTTGAAAATATTTTAATCACTATTCTATACAGGTAGTTACTATAGTTTTGAAAATATTTTAATCACTATTCTATACAGGTAGTTACTATAGTTTTGAAAATATTTTAATCACTATTCTATACAGGTAGTTACTATAGTTTTGAAAA